AAATAGGAATAAGTAAATCAACCACATTTCTTAATATACGGAAAATTAAAATGCACTTAAAAGATAAACTAAATAACCCATTCAAAAAAGAAGGAGATGGCAAGTAAAACAAAATACAATTTATTATACAACTTTGAAGAATACCAAGCCTTTAAAGAAGAAAAAGAAAAGATAATAAATAAATACCCACCACATATTGTTTGTGATTGTAATTCATTTCAAACAAAAAATACTAAAAGATTATCAGCTGAAGATTGGTTAGTATGGAAAGAATACCTGAAAGAACTAACTGATTTATTATTAGAACCCAATGGAAATTATCAAAAATGGGTATGGGCAACCTTATCAGATAGAGAGGTAGAAGTAAGGGAAAGAGTAGCAAAAGGTAAATACCAACCAAAAATAGAATATTAGTATGAAGAATAGTAAAGTTACAGTAAGAGTAATAAAGGGTGATATAAACAAAGCCCTTAAACGATTTAAGAGTATGGCATTTAGTGTAGGACATTTAGATGAATACAAAGATAGAAGAACATATACTAAACCTAAGACAGTAAGAAGAAAGCAGAAGTTAGATGCTATACGAGCAGAGAAACGAAGTGTTCAACAACAAAATGAGTAGTAGATGTTATAATAGTTAAATACTAGGATAGTACTATGGGATTTAAAAAAGGTAAAAATTGGAATGGAAATCAGTTTGGAAGGCCAAAAGGTTCAGCCAATCGTTCCTCTGAGATGCAGAAGGTTAATATACAGCGTATGATTAATGAGGGTTTAGATTATATGAAAGAAGATTATCATAAACTCAGAGAACAAGACCCTGCCAAAGCACTTGGTTTACTTGTTAAGTTGTTTGAGTATTCTTTACCGAAATTAAAATCAACTGAAATGAAATTAGATGCTGATGTAAATGCAAAGGTAGAACAGATAACGGTAGAAATTATACAAAAGGGTAAAGATGGAACTGAACATAAAGACGAGTAAAACTTTTACTGATATACTATACGGTCCTCGTATTTGTATTCTACAAGGTGGAACTCGTTCATCTAAATCTTACTCCGCAGTTCAATACCTTATTGTACAGGCTTTAGAGAAGCAGGGATTGATGATTTCCATTGTAAGGAAATCATTCCCCTCTTTAAGAATATCTGCTCTTAGAGACTTTAAAGGGATAATGAAGGGGTTCGGTATATGGGATGAAGATAAGTGGAGAGCAACAGAGAACTCTTACTTTTTTGATAATGGTAGTATAATAGAATTCCTTTCAGTTCAAGATTCAGAAAGAAGAAAAGGAACAAAGAGAGATATATTATTCATTGATGAAGCTAATGAGCTAGATTATGAAGATTACTTCCAACTCTTTATAAGAACAACGGATAAAACCATATTAGCATATAACCCCTCCTTCCCACCACAAACGCATTGGATAACTACACAAGTACACCCACACCCAGAGGCACAGTTGTACATTTCTACTTACAATGATAATCCGTTCCTTGAAACAAATATAGTTCAGGAGATTGAACGCCTGAAAGAAACATCACCTTCTTATTGGACAGTGTATGGAACAGGCGAGTTCGGTATGAGTGAAGGCTTAATCTTTGATAACTTTACTACTATTGATATTATACCAGAAGAAGCAGAACTAATAGGTTATGGTATTGACTGGGGATATACCAATGATGAAACTGCTATGATAGCATTGATGAAGTTTAATGAAGGAATTATCTTACACGAAATCTTTTATCAAAAAGGATTACTAACTTCGCAGATTGGTAGTATGATTAAAAATACATTTGAAATGTTAGGTACTGCACAAGTAATTGGAGATTCATCAGAACCTCGTACAATTGATGAAATCTTCCGTATGGGTATAAACATCAAACCTGCTGTAAAAGGTAAGGACAGTATCGTAAATGGTATTGATATAATGAAACAGCATAAGATATACATTACAAAGAACTCAAACAATTTGATAGATGAGTTTTATTCGTATCAATGGATGAAAGATAAAGCAAACAATCCAATAAATGTGCCAGATGGTAGAAGTAAAGACCATGGGATTGATGCATCAAGATACATTTGCTCGTATATGCTATCACAGAAGAAGAAGAATTATGGTACATATAGTTTAAGTTTTAGATAATGACCGATTATACAAATGAGCAAGTAGAACATCTTTGTTGGAAGATAGAGAAACTAACAAGTGAACTAACTTTGGAAAGAGGTAAGGTCATTAAACAAAGAGGTGATATACTACAACTCAAATCACATATAGGTCACTTGAATATGGAATTACAAAGAAAAGAAAATAACAATATAGAAATAATAGATATAACTTATGAAGAAACAGATAGAGATTAGAGTACCCGTTGATTACTCAGCAATAACTTTTAAGAAATGGATGAAGTTGCAGAAAGAGTTGAAGAACTACGAAGGAGAAGAAGATGCACAGAATATGATATTAGTATCACATTTATGTGATTTATCAACTGATGTGATAATGAAATTAGATGAAGGAACATTGAGTAAGATAAAGCAAGATTTATATTCCTTCCTAAACACCACAGATTACAAATTACAGCGTATCGTTAAGATAGGTGATGTAGAGTATGGATTTGAACCAAACCTCTCTAAAATGGCTTATGGTGCTTATTTAGATATAAGTAAGTTTAAGGATATACAGATGAATGATGACTGGTTATCTATTATGCAGATACTATACAGACCAATAACTAAAACCAGAGGTGCCCTATATGAAATAGCACCTTATACTGGTTGGGAAGAATGGAATAAAGAAATGTGGGAAGAAGTGAGTATGAACGTTCACTTTGGTGGTTTTTTTTTCTTCACTCGTTTATACAAGACCTTATTGAAAAGTATCCTGAACTCTACGATGAACCAGATGGAGACATATCCCAGCATCAAATCAATTTTGGAAGAAAGTGGGGAGATTATTCATCAGTTGTCCAACTCGCCGGAGACGATTTACTCAAGCTTGATGAAGTAACCCAACAACCATTAGAACAATGCCTTTTGTATTTAGCGTATTTAAGTGATAAACAACTGACAGAGAAGTTATTACATAAAGAGATGTTGGCAAAGTATAAAACCAAGTAATTGATATACGATTTGAATTGATTGGATTGTTATATTCATAAAGAAACTCAGTATGTCATACTTTAGAAAGTTAAGAAAAGATAAAGATAGTGGTATTTACATCGGGCCAACCCAAGGTTTATCCTCTCCAAAGAACTCAAGGAGGGGATGCCTTTGTTTAGATTCCAATAAATACTCAACTGATTGCTGTGATGGTTTACTAATCAATCAAGGAATTGGTAAGATAGAAAGTACTATAACTAATAGGGGTGCATACTCAAGTGCATTCTCCAACGCATTTGATATAACAACAATAGAATAAGATGAGCGATAAGACAAAAGCACAACTGACAGGGGAGAACCAAAGTAGTTTTCCCAATAACAATGCAGGAGCAATTACTGCTGAAGCATTAAGAAACTTTAACCAAGATATAATTGATTCAGTTGCATTAGATGTATCTGCCTCCTTTACTGGTGGTATAACTGTTGAGGGTAATGTTACTGCATCAGCATTCGTAGGGGATGGTAGTGGTTTAACTAACCTACCACCCCAAACTGTACCGAGTGGAGTAGTAAGTGGAAGTTCTCAAATAGACTATCCACTTATATCAAATATACCGAGTGGTATAGTATCTTCATCAGAGCAACTACCAAGTGGTTTAGTAAGTGGTTCATCACAAATAGATTATCCACAGATAAGTAATATACCAAGTGATATAGTTTCAGGTTCATCACAACTAACCGCATCTTATGATGACAGATACCAATTAAGTGGTAGTGATACACCTTTACCAAGTGGTGTAGTAAGTGGAAGTTCACAGATAGATTATCCTTTGATTAGTAATATACCAAGTGGTATAGTTTCATCATCGGAACAACTACCGAGTGGATTGGTAAGTGGTTCATCACAGATAGATGTATTACAGACAACGAATATAGCACAGATTGCAACCACAGGTTCTAATACCTTTAATGGTAATCAAATAGTAAATGGTGTAGTAACTCAAAACTTTGATGCACCAACATCAAATAATCAATACAATTTCTTCAACATTGAAGATATGACATTTGATAATGGACTTGATTATACCAACTCAGGATTTAATATGCAACATTATGGTGGTGATACAAGTAACTATAAGAAAGCATTAGTATGGGAGTTTTGGGATTCATTTGGATATAACTATGGTGCAGATATATCAGCTAACCCTAAGAGAGTAGGTATGACAATGGTTCCTTCTGGTTCTGGATATACTCAACAATCTTATGTTGAAGTAATACAACCAAGCCTAACAAGTGGAACATCTGAATTGAAAATGGCTGGTCCAACAATTAATATTGGAGATAATAATGGTTTTCCAACAACATCAAACATTCAATTAGTAGGTACACAAGTAGATGTATATGGTAATATAAATTTAGTAGGTACACAAGTAGATGTATATGGTAATATAAATTTAGTATCTACAGAGGTAAATAAGACTGGAGCTGTACAATTTTCATATAATAACCCATCGGGTTCATCTACAACTTTTAGAATGGGTGCAGATGATTTAAATAACGCCCTAAGTAAGTTTGAGGCACAAGGTGATTTTATACAATTTGGTACTATTATAGGTACTAATATTGGTTTTGGTAATGATACTGAAACTGAAATAATCTCATTTAGTGCAAGTGGTTCAAGTGGAGCATT